AGCTACTACTACCATTAAAAGCACCCGCATATGTATCAGCACCAGCTTTCCAGTTCCACGCAACCATACTTTGGTTACTTCCATTAAAACCATTTGCACCACCAAGTGTAAATCCATATAAATCAAAACTTGTTAAACCCGTAGCGGTTGTATCTATTGAATTAGTTGCATTTGTATATAAATGTTTAGTAGGACCGTTTAGTGTATCTTGAACATTATGCCAAGTAGTACCACCTCTTTGTTTTAGCCACACTAAATCCGGTTGAAATTTTATAAAACCATTATATGTTACATTATTGCTTTCTCCATTATATTCTGACCCTCTAGCAAGCTCAGTTATTTGACTAGATGTAAGGTTACCATTAAATATTCTTACTTGATCAATTTTACCAGGAAAATATTGGCCGTCTGCTAAACCAATTTTTGTATCACTATATGTACTAACACTGGCTTGATTAGCTCCATATGAAGTATATGAACATTCTATCCCATTCACAAATACTTTTGCTCTTTGACTAGCTATGCTTCTATCAGATACTACAACTATGTGATACCAAACATTATTTACAAACCCTGATTCTGGTTGTGCTGTAAGTGCATCAAGAAGGTTTGTGCCCGCTTGACCACCACTAAAAATTTGTAAAGTAGTTGCAGTATTTTTTATTATAGTAATTTCACCAACTCTAAATGCGCTAGTATTATTACAAAAGAATCCTGTATATGCGCTAGCATTATCAAAATTAACCCACATAGAAACGCTATATACATTTGCTGGATTTATAGCGCTTGATGAAATTCCAATTTCAGAATTAGTACCATTAAAAACAGCTGCTTTGCTAAATAATCCATTTTCATAAGTTACATTACTAGCAGTTCCATTATAAGTTCCACATGTATCATTTGCATTATCTTCAAATTCATACAATGCTACACATCCTGCCCCAGTTGGAAAATTACAAGTAGATACATCTGTGGTCGTGTTAATTATATTATTTGCACTGTTATCTAATGTATAACCCGCTACACAACCTGCTCCAGTTGGAAAATCTAATGTATTTGCTGTTGTAGTAGTTTCTGTATAAAGCTCATTAATCTGTGACCCTGTAAGAGCAGAATTATAAAATCTAATTTGATCTAAATTTCCTAAAAAATATCCTTCCGTATAAGTAGTACCAAATACTGAGTATGTAGTGTATCCAATACGGGTGTTAATATTATAATAACCAACTTGCTGTGTAATTGTGGATACTACTGAGGTACCATCTATATAAAGAGTTAATGAATTTCCTGTACTACCCATAGATACAGCTACATGAACCCACTGATTTAATGGAATAGTGCCTGGAGAAGTTATTCTTGTATATAAGTTACAATTTGTATCAACTGGATAAGGATTATTACAATCTCCATTATGTACAGAAAATTGTAGATTACCCCCTGATGTTACAACAAATGTATACCCTTTACTAGGTCCACTTTGATAATCATAAGTAGATACTATGTGTCTTGTAGCTGTGTGGGCTGTCATATATATCCATGCAGATATAGTTAGTGCTTGCGTTTGACCTATATCTCCATTTCTTAGTAAAATACCACTACTAGTACCATTAAAAGTTCCAGAACCATATAGTTTTCCACCAATTAATTGATTTGTACCACTACCAGTATATAATTTTGTACTAAAGTTTTCATCTGGAACAAAGATTATAGCTGTTCCGAAAGCTCCAGAAAGCAAGCTTTGTCCAAACATATTATGTTGCTATTTGAGAAATTGTATACCAAAATTCAGTTGACCCTACACATGTTATCTGCACAAAATTCTTCATTGCAGCAGTATCATCATAATCTCCTGAAATTTTATTAAATGTGCCAGCAGCTCCTCCTACATTAAAAGCTAAAGTGCTACTACCTCCACCACCGGTTATAACTATTACTTTGCTAACCCCAACTACAGGGTTAGTAATATTTATTGTCATATTAGCATTAGGTGTTAATGTAAACACTTGTGCTGAAGTGTAATCTAATGATACAGGAGAAGCCATTGTTAAGGCAGCTGCTGTAGTAAATTCAGTACCTACCTTAGCATTTGTTACTGCGTCTGCATTGATTTTTGCAGTTGTAACTGCATCATCGTTTAATACATTACTTGTTACTTTAGTTAAAGCCATTTTTTATTTTATTAAGTTTGTTTAAATGCTATGTATATATAGTTACCTCCATTTGCATTAATATCAGGGTTTTGTTGAGAAGTACTAAAAGAAAAACCTGTTGATGTAAAATCTACATAATTAGCGGTATCATCATATTCTGCGGCACTACTATTTAAAGTATAAGATTTATCTGTTCCTCTTACGGTATCAAACACTCTCCAACCTCCAGTAGCAGCAGCGTCAATTCTTTTAAATATAGCAAAAGAAGGTGCAAAACCAACATTTACAGTAAGAGCACTGCTTGAACCAACATAAGTTCCCACTTTAGAATAATTTGCTATTGAAGCCCAACAATAAGCAATAAGCTTATCCCCATTTCCGTTTACTGATGTATCAGTACCAATACTAAATACAGTAGATGTAGGGGCTGTATCATTCCAAATAGTTGAAGCTGTTCCTTCGCCATAATCATCGTTTAAACTCATATATTTAGTTGCTCCACTAGTGTTATTATACACCCTCCACTTTTCATTTTGATCTAAATTTTTTACTATGATGAACTGAGGAACCACCCCGAGACCATGTCCCACGGTAGTTGCACTACCTGTGCCGTTCCATTTAACCATACTAAATCCAGCAGCTTGATTAACTGAAAGTATACTTGTAACTGCCCCATCAGTATTTATAGTACGAGCAATTCCTGCTTTCCAACTCCATAATACATTATTTCCAGTTCCAATAGATGTATAACTACCTATAGTTACACCATCACTATTAAAAGCTGTAACTGAACTCCTTGAGTCCGCAAAATAATTTCCAGGAGGCCAAAGTGTTCTTTCGGCACCTCTTAATGAATCAAGTAAAAAGGATCCATTAGCTGCAGCTCTGTTTGCTACTATTACCATATCTGGTTTAAATCCTACACCAGTTACCGTGGTATTTCTACCGGTAAATAATGTAGTTTTTTGGCTATTAGCTAAAGTGGGTGTTGCTGAAGAGCTGTCGCCTGCTATTGCCCAATATAAAAAAGTTGTTCCACTATTATTTGTACCGCCACTATTTGCACTACCAACAACTTGAAATCCATTAGTTGCAAATTGTATTGCATTTGTAAAATCTGATTCTTGAGCATTTGAGTTGACTAATAGGGCTTTAGATGGTGCAATTGTACCATCTCTTTTATTATCAACTATAAACCAATCATCTGTTGCATCAACAGCTTTAATAATTACCCAAGCTGGTTCAAAACCGGTTTCAACAAAAACATCATTTGTTCTCGCTCCAACATAGGTGCCAATTTTTTGGTAACCCGCCACATCATGCATACAATATGCTATTCTTGTATTTGAGGCGGCCCCAGATTCAGATGCAAAAGTTGTTGATGTAGGAGCTGATAAACTACTATCAGATTTCTGGCTATTACTATCAAATATAAAATCATCAAAACTTCCATCTACTGCAGTAGTCATAAAATGCCAGCTACCCGATGCACTTCTATTTTTTATTAAGACGACTGATGGAGTGGTCGCAAGCCCATGCCCAACACGAGCCGAACTACTACCATTTGTGGTATAAGTAACAATAGATATACCTTTAGCATCATTAACTTGAACTGTACTTATGATATCTCCATCACTGTTAGATGAAGTATTTCCTCCATTAACCTTCCAATTCCATGCTACATATGTCTGCCCTGAACTGTTGGTACCCCCATTATTGTCAACAGTAAATCCATCAGAATTAAAAGCTGTAAAACCTTCATATGGTGCTGTATTAGTAGCTTCTGCATTACTTGTATTACTTTCAAGTTGTTTATTTATTCCTCTATTGCTATCATATAAAGCAGAATTTTCAGCTGAACTTCTTCGTTTAATCCAAACCCAATCCGGTTGAAAGTTTACACCGGTAATAGATTGGCTAGCGCTAGTACCATTGTATAAAACTGTATTAAAATAGTTACTATTATTATCATTATTTACAGTTATACTAAAAGATCTTTCTGAACTAGTTTGATTTTCATCATCAGTGGCTGTTATACCAAATGTGGTGGTTGTATCTGTTGATACAGCTCCTGCTGTCCCTGTAATAGCACCTGTTGCTGTTGCTAAAGATAAACCTGAAGGTAAGCTACCTGTAGTTACCGCGTATTCTATTGTATCACTACCTTCTGTTGCTGTAACTTGAAAAGAAGCTGAAGCTCCTTCATTTACGCTACCTAAGCTACCTGATGCTGTTGACCATATAGGAACCCCACTATATTGTATAAAGTTTGCTTGCGAAGCTGTTCCTCCATCTGTATTTGTTACTGTAACTGTGTATTGTCCCGCTGCTTTTGCGGGAGATGTAATTGTAATTTGTGTACCAGAGTTTAAAGCTGTAGTAGCAGATGTACCACCTACAGTACAAGTAATTCCACTTTGAAAATTAGTGCCATTAATTATAACATTTTCACCTCCAGCAGGATCAGCTGCATTAGCAGTTCCTGGATAATCTATAGATGTTAAAGTTGGTTGAACAATAGGCGCTGCCCAAGACATACCACCTGCCCCATCAGTTCTTAAAAACTGACCATCTGTACCATTCCCTGATACGCCATAAAATTGTCCTGCCTTAGGTTTAGTTTGTGCCATTTATTAACTTGTAAAGTTGAATTGATAATTTCCTACTGTTTTAAATACTGTAATTTTTTCTGATCCTTCAGTAAAAGGAGATCCTGTAGCTTGTGTACCAGATGTAACATTACATGTATATGCAGCAGGGTATCTCATAATTACTACCCCAGATCCTCCAATACCATAAGTAGGTTGTTGGTTCCAAAACCAAGAACTAGCACCACCACCACCACCGGTTCCATCCATACCATTTTCAGCATTATCTGTATAATAAGCTGAAGCTGAATTACCACCTCCGCCATTACCTCCAGCGTTCCCATTAAAAGGATCATTTCCAGAAGAAGCACCACCACCGCCGTACCAAACATCAGTTCCTATAACTTCTCCAACTCCCGCTGTAGCTGCATTTGTAGCATTTAATATATTACATATAATACCAGGTCCACCAAAACGCCCACCACTATAACTGCCTCCATAACCTCCGGCACCACCACCACCACCACCAGCATAGTATGGAGCCGCGTTTGAACCAGTACCACCATCATATCCTTGACAAGATGCACCAGCTCCTCCAGTTGTAGTACTATAAGAACTACCACCACCACCGGATCCACCTGAAGTTGCGGACCATGACCCACTCCTTACGGCGGGACCACCTCCACCATCTGATGTAATTGTGGTTCCAACTTGAGTTAATTGAAGTTGTGAAAGGCCACCATTTTGAGGGCCTACCGTAGTACCATAAGCAACAGCACCACCCCCGCCAACAATAGCATACTCCGTTCCACCATTAGCTGGATTAGTTGGTATTGTTTCAGGAGAGCATCCTCCTCCAGAAATAGGATTAGTTGCATTGCTAAAAGAAGTTCTAACACCACCGGCACCACCACCTCCAGCATTATAACTACCTCCACCGCCGCCACCACCAACAACTAAAAATTTTATTGTACAAGGTGCAAGTGTAACTGCATATCTAAATTGTCTTGTAGAAGTTTGTCCTTCATCATCTGTCGCAGTAACTGTAAAATCTGTATTACCTACTGTAGCTGTTAAAGATAATGTTCCTGATAAAACCCCTGTAGATTGATTAAGAGTTAATCCCGATGGTAAGCTTCCTGTAGTTACTGTAAAATTATCAACTTGTTCAGCCCCATCTGTTGCAGCAATAGTAACAGGCGTTATAGTTGCTCCTTGTTGAGCAGTTCCCATAGCTGTTGGAGATGCAGCTGGCGAAGTAAAAGCAGGTAACCCACTATAAGTAATGCCATTTACTAATTGTGCTATTTCTCCGTTAGCATTAGTAAATACTACATCATAATCTCCTCCTGCTTTAGCCGGCGTAACAAATGTTGCACTAGTAGGACTTACTAAATTAGAAGATGGAACGGCTGTCCCGCCTACTGTAACAGTAAAGTTTGCCTTAAAATTTGTACCTGTAAGAGTTATTGTTTCTCCCCCTGCAGGATCAGCAGCTGTTTGACTTCCAGGATATGCTAATGCATCAAGCCCTGGAGGTGCTGCTGGAATATCTTTCCAATTAGTTCCATCAAAACCTTCTAAACTTGAATTTGTTGTATTAAATCTTATATATCCACTAGCTGGCGAACCTGGCCTTTCTGCTGTAGTGCCGACAGGTAATTTTAAAAACCCAGTGCTATCAGTAAATGCTAATAAATCTTGAGTTAATTTTGTTAATGCCATTTATTATTAAGGTTTTGAAGGTTTTGTATCTGGAAAATTTTCTGTTGATGGCCAATCTCTTAATTCTTCTCTATAAGTTAACCATTCTGCATGTTTAGGGTAATCTGCTAATGGTACAATCCAATCAGTGCTTACTAACTCCATATTTCTCCATGTTCTTGCTTCCCCTTCTATTTGCTCCGGAGCTTGCACTGGAGCTGTAAATTTTTTGTTTTTATAAGTATAACCTATGGATACATTTTCATCCTCTAAAATTACAGCTGTTCCATCATAAGATTCAGCAAAATCTGAGTTTCCAACGACAACATTTTTTACTATATTGTTTTCTATAATTGCTATTCTATCCATAATATTTTATTCAAACCAAGTTAATCTAACAAATCCTTGTACACCAGCATTACTACTCATGCCTCCAGCTCCATAATTACCATTTTTTATTGGATTATTTGAAGCATTAGCAGAATAATTTCCACCACCATAATTAGCGTTTCCTCCACCTTTACCATATCCTAAAACTCCAGGATGAGAACTCCCATAATTACTAGCTCCATAATTTCCCCAGTTACCTGACTCAACCCAAGAAGTACCTAAACCACCTGCTGCTGTTATAGTTGTGCCACCTGCACTTGCGAAAGCAACTGATGAATCACCTCCTGCTGCAGTCCCACCCGCGGCAGCACCAGCACCGATAGTTACTGCGCAACCTGTGGTTGAAGTTAATGTTGCATAGCCATGCATTACTGCACCCCCAGCGCCACCACTATTACCACTATTTGAAGACGCTCCTGCTCCTACTATTATATAAGCTAATCTACCGCCCGCATCTATTAATGCTTGTGAAGGTGTAAAAGTACCTGAAGATGTAAAATCTTGATATTTAGGTATACCTCCACCACCACCACCGGCTGCTGGAAAAAAATCTGTAAAATTACTCATATTATTTATATTTTATTGTGGACCTATTATTACCCAACCTTGTGCTGTACCAGAATAAATTAATTCAAAACTAGCCGCAGCATTATTAAGGGTCATTGTTGTATTACTACCCATTATTTTGTCTGTACCATTAGGTACCAATGTACATGTTTGTGTAGCTGATCTATTACTTATTTTTATAGAGCTACCATCTACACCTGCTGGTAATGTTAATGCTAAACTTGCTGTAAATACATATAAATAACCTACTACCGCTGTAGTATTCCCGCTAATTACACTAGTCGTATATTTATTATCAATGGTAAAATTATTTGATGTAGTTGTAGTTACATTAATAGCTTGCCCCCCTGTTATAGTAGCTGGTGCTAAAGTACCTCCTATATTTACATTACCAAATGATTTTACTTCTATATTAACATTATTAGGAGGGGCTGTAGCAAAAGTTAAATTATTATTAACTAATGTTAAAGTACTAGAATTTTGATATAACCCATCTAAATATACATCTACTGAATTAAGATCATTAGGGGTTATTCCTAATACAAAAAGAGTTTGGGATCCATTACCTGTAAATGTATCTGTATAAATTAAATTAGTACTAATAGAAATATCAGTTACAGCCATAACTTCTATCCCATAACCATTTTGAGGAGCTGTAGTAAAAGTTAAAGTAGTTCCTGAAATACTATAAGTACTTTTATCTTGATAAACACCTTCTAAAAATACAAATGTTAAATTTTCTTCATCAACAGTAGTGCTTAATGTAAATGCAGTAGTAGTGCCATCTCCAGTAAAATTATTTTTATTAATTCCACTTACAGCAGTAGGTTTCATGTGCACTATTTCTACAGCTACCCCATTAGGTGGCGGCGTAGTAAAGCTCACTACATTTCCAGTAGTTTGATAATTTAATTTAGATTGATAAACACCATCTAAATATACTTGTGTAGCATTTTCATTTCCTATAGATAAAGACGTACTAAAACTTGTTTGGCTGCCTGTTCCTGTAAATCTATCTACTGCTATAACTCCACTTACACTTACAAAGTGCATTATTTCAACCTCTGTAGTATTTGGTGGTGCAGTTCCTAAAGTTACTGTACTACCAGAAGTACTAAAAGTATCTTTATCTTGATACACCCCATCAAGATATACTTGTATATTATTTTCTGAACTAATTGTAGAAGAAACACCAAAAGCTGTTGTACTTCCATTTGCTGTATAATTATTTCTTTCTATTGTAACTGTTTGCCCTGATGCTGTAGATCCAATTGTTAAAGTATCAGTAGCTGCATCTGTAGTAATTGTTACATTATTTCCTGCAGCAACATTTAAAGTATCAGTAGCTGAATCAGCAACAATATCAGATTGACCAGAAACTGCTATAGTTTTAAAAGCCTCAGTTACAGTTCCACCACCACCACCACCTATTGCACCCCAAGCCGGTGTTGATCCAAAATAGCCTTCAAATTCATTGGTAGTTGTATTGTATCTAAACATACCAACCGTCGGCGAACCTGGTCTTTGAGCTGTTGTACCATCTGGTACTTGAACCCAATTACCGCTTGTTAGTGATAGATAGCCATCAATCTCTACCGAACTTTTGAACTTCGTAGCCATATATTATTTTTATTATCCTATTTTCTGTACTAGTACTCTTATATCATTTGTTGTAGGAGCAACAGAAAAATCAACTGTTACTACATCTACAGATGTTCTTACTACATCAGCAATTACTGTCTCAAAAGAAGATACATCATATAATTGTACTATTACGTCTTTGGAATTTAAATTGTGTGTTACAGTATAAGAAGTTGCACTTCCATTACCTATTGATGTAACGTACTGTTTTGTAGCTAATTGTACCCAGCCATTTGCATTAACAGCAAAATCAGCTGAGTCATAACCTGATATACCTTTTACTGATGCACCGTCTGTTGCTGCCGCTGTTGCTAAATCTAAATTTGCTTGTACAACAGTCCAATCTGCTAATTGACTACCAGCTCCGGCCGCAGCTGCTACTTCAGCAATTAAGAAATCACCTACTCTAACTTGCTCGGTAAAAAATAAACCATCTGCAGTTACAGTATATGTATCACCAACTTCTATTTTTACATTATTGGATGCAGAATCTAAATCAGGCGTATTAGTACTAGCATTATAACCTCCCTTATAAGTTAAACCACCTACAACAGCATTGTCTACATAATCTTTAGTTGCTGCATCTTGAGCAGATACAGGATTTGTAACATTATTAATTAAATTACTACCCATATCAACAGCTGCAGTTGCAGTTGCTAATGAACTTATAGGAGTACCTATTACAAAATCATATATTTGATCACCTGTTGCAAGAGCTGTTCCATTATTAGCTACTGTTGCAGTTATTACTGCTAATTGAGCTATAGGTCCAGTTCCATTTGTAACTGTTAATTGATTAGCCGTACTAGTTGTTATTTCTTCTATATCACCCGCAAAAGATGTCCATGCAGTACCATTGTAGTAATATACATAATTATCTGATGAATTATAATATATTTGCCCAGATACTGGATTAGTTGGCGCAGTACCAAGTACTTGTATTACAGCATTTTGTAGCTGATTCTTGTTTAAATCAAGATTGTTTAAATATTTTATTGCCATTTTTTGTTAGTTTAAGTATGCTTTACCGCTTGTTGCAGATGTAAATACTACCGTTATTTGGTTTTCGTTATCGTATGTTATTGCTCCATTTATTATACTTCCTGCAGAATCAACTGTAGAAACACTAGGAAATCTTCCTAAGTTATGAGTTATAGTCCAGGTAGATGCCGCTGCGCTTTGATTAAAAGTATATTCATAACCTTCTACTCCAAAAGGAGCTATTGATATAATATTATTACCTACTGTACTTGCTGCACCTTTTAAAGTTAAAGTTAAAAGATATGCTCCACCATTACTAAGAGATGTTGATGAAGTTACTTGATATAATCCATATCCTAAACTTTCAGAAGTACCTATATCTGTTATTTTTATTACTTGATTAACAATTAAAGGAATCATAGGGGTTACATCCTCCCCATTTCTATTATATCTACTTATTGCTATTCCTGTTATATTAGCCCAACCATATATTGTAGGTGCACTTGGATCTACTTGATATCTATATTCTCCTGTTGAAATAGTTTCATTACTATAAGTTCCAGCAAAATTATATTGGAATAATGTATTACCAGTTTGTTCAAAATATTGAGCAAGATCTTCTATTTGGAAGTTTTTAGTTTGATTATTATCCGTAGCATCTGTCCCTACTAATTTATCTCCTCCTGTTATAGAAGTATCATTTGGATATTTTTGTATTCTTCCCATCTTATGTCATATTACTTGTTACTGGACCACACCCATAACCAGATCCATTTGAAAGTGCCGTACTCCAAGCAGGATTTTCTGGTCTACTACCATATGTAGATTGAAGTTCAACTGTATAAGTACCAGCTCCTGATCCGCTAACCTGATAAGAACTCCATCCTCCAAAACCGCTACTTACACCTAAAGCATAAGTAGTAGGTGTGGTATAAGTTCCTCCATTCATATCAAATCTTAACTGATAACTAGCTCTTGAATCAACTGGATCACCAGAAATTGCATACCAAGATCTTGCTAGAGCTTGTGGACCGTTACTAGTTCCACCTTGCCAAGGCGGCGCATTTATTCCAGATAGCACTGTTCTTGCGGGTGTTTGTGCACCAGTAGCATATCCACAACTATAAGTAGATGTTCCTGATACCGTCCCTATAGCTCCTACAGTTATAGATGTACTAACGCTTATACATGTATTTCCAACTCCACTTATTGAGGCTGTTCCCCCTGAAACTGTAGTTGATATAGAGCCACTCCAAAATGAACTCATTACATATCCTATATCTGTACATCCTAAACCTGCATTACCAGAGGTAGTTGGTGCTGTTGCTCCAGCTGTTGCTGTTGATCCAATAAATGCTTGAGCACTATATGTTCCTGATATACCAGTAAATGTAGAACTACCTGTAAATGTAACAGATAAAGTTCCAAATCCTGTTTCAGGATTGTTTCTTGTTAAACTACTAGTTAGTATATTTACACTTGTTGTTGGAAAATTACCATCTGTTGTAGTAATAGACCATGTACCTGTTGTAGGTATACTACCCGCTGCATTTGCATAAGTTCCTACCCATCCACTTGGTAATCCTGTTAAAGTTGCTGCAGACTCATTAGCTGTAGTAAAACCATAATTAGCGGTATCTGTAGAACTAATAGACCATGTAAAGGGTGTCATAGGTTGCCCTGGTGTTCCCGTTTGTGATTGTCCACCATCTAAAGAAACAGTAACCACATTAGGATAAATTCTTTCTTCGCCTAAATACATAGCAGCTAAACTATTCTCGCCAAGCTTTGCGACGGATAAAGCAGATTCTGCTAAATTTAAAGGCATATTACGCTGTTATTAAGTATAAAGTTTTTGGATCGTATAAATCTATTTGATAACCTGTCGTTGATGAAGAAGTATATGCAGGCGAAAAAGCTACTACAATACTTACAGCATCAGGTAAACTATCAACAGTTCCTTGAATTCTTTCATTAGGTGTTGATGTTCCAGCACTAGTTACATAAACTATATCCCCTACAGTAAATGCTGCAGAAGATGTAACTGTAAAATCTACAGTTGGGACTGCCCCTGGAGCTGGACTTGTTGTCGCTCCAGTTTGCTTAAGAGCATCATACTCCGGTTGAGTACCTTTCCAAAAATCTAGTAATGTGTTTTTACTGTTTCCCGCTGCTGCGCTGTAATACGGTTGTCCACCTATTATGTTTGTTAAATTTGCCATTTTTTAATTTTTATATGGTATTTTTTTATTAAGCCATTCTTGTCGTTTTTTACAACCACACTCCGAAATTGTATTTTTAACTATTTTTTTTATTCCAGTAATTTCAGTAAATTTAGCTATAGTATCACCTAACCCTTTTGATTTCATTTTATCCTGTATAACTTCCAGAAGTAGTCCAACGGATCCATGTATCCGATCCATCTGTACCTGTTGTATATGTTCCTGTAGCAATACCCGAATAACTTGCAGTTGGCACCCTAATAATAATTCCTCCATCACCACCAGTACCTGATGGCGCATTTCCTCCTTGTCCAAAAGTTGATGGAGTAGCACCACAATTATTATAATTACCAGTATATCCTACACCTCCAGCCGCATAATCTACTGCTGTTCCGGTTATACTAATAGATAATGGAGCGCCTGCGCATCCACCGCCGCCAACCCACAGTCCAGCACCACCGGCGCCACCGGCTCCACCACCACCACCGGGACTATAGAAGCTATTGCTAGTACCTCCACCACCATAACCATAAGATCCAGCGCCACCCCCGTTGACACTATTAGCAGTACTGCTTCCACCGCTACCACCACCAGTAGCTGTTATTCCATTAAAAGTAGAATCTTGACCTGCACCTCCTACTGTTACTGTATAAGATGTATTTGGTGTTAAAGTCATTTGAGGATCTATTGTTTGACCTCCACCATTTACTGAACCATAAGATGTTCTAAGGCCTCCAGCACCACCACCTCCAGAAACATATTGAGTACCCGCACTACCGCCACCTCCAATAATTAAGAAATCAGCATTATACGTAGTAACTATACTAACTCCTGAAACTACACTTGTTATTGGCGAAACTCCAGAAGTTGGAAAAGTACCACTTATAGTAACTGTTAAAGTAGAAGTATTAGTTCCACCTGTAACGTTAGCTGATAAAGTAGCTGGTAAATTAGTCATTGCAAAAGAACCTGTATTTAATCTTTGACTAGAAGTTCCTGCTATAGTAAAAGTAGTTGATGGATAAGCATCTCCTGCATTACCAGTTTGACTTGCTGGTAAAGTATAAGTTAATCCTTGTCCACTAATAGCTGTAAATTCTATAGTAATTAAATTAACATAAAAAGAATCAGTTCCCTTGTATCCATTTTCTATCTCAGTTGCTCCTTTAGTTAATTTACCACTGGTAACTTCGTTGGTTCCTTTGTATATTGGCATTATATTACAAAATAAAGCGTGTTAGCGTCTTTTACTCCTATTGCTGCGTATTCTGCTGCGGTTCCTGTCCAAACAAGTGCATTTGGAGTTTGATTTTGATCATCTACAGAATTACCTACTGCCGAAGTAGTCGAATTATTTATCGGGTTACTTACTGAAGCCCCTGGATAAAATGTCATTAAATCTGGCATATCTTAAGTTATTAGCCAACCAAAGGTTGCGTTAATATATACAAACCTCACTGGTTGATTATTAGTTATTGTTATTGATTGATTTGTTCCTTCAATATCAGCTGCTGCTACAGTAACTGTTTGAGTTCCTACATTTTTTACAAGTACTTCGCCTCCATCTACCGGAATAGTAGTAGGTAGTGTAATAGTATAAGGGCTTCCAGCATTTTTACATACATAAATACTATTTATATTCATAGTAGTATTTTGATTTATTTCAAACGCTTGCGCGCCAGATATTCCTAGAAGACCAGCGCTTGGTAAATCTATTGTTAATCCCATTAGCTTATTCCATTTATGATCCAACCATTCGTACTATCAGAATAATACAGTTCAAAAGAAGCTGTAGATTCATCTAACACTAAAGTGGTAGATCTCATTATTTTTTCCGAACCATTCGGATTTATTGTCCAAGTATATGATGATGCTGAATAAATACCACTCGCTGTAAGTGATGACATATTAGTAAATCTTATACTATCTCCTGCTGTTCCTGCCGGAAGTGTAACTACTTTATCAGCACTTATATTATCTAAAATATAATGATTAAAATCTGCTGCTGTAAAATCAGCCGTTTGAGCACCCCCAAAAACATAACCTTGTTTTAATGTAACTACACCATTTGCTGGCGCACTAATTGTAAAATTATCAAAATCTATAGATACAACTGGAACATCTGTATTACCACCATAATCATATGTTGCGCCATTTGCTGTTCCTGTAACATTTAATGCATTATGAGATAAAGCTTTAGTAGCTGTATCATAATATACAAAATTTGATTTTGCCGCTTGAGGTATAGTATTTAGCTTAACTGTTTCTGAATCTATATTAAATGTACTAGTAGAAACATTAAGTGTACCATAACCTTGTTTACCAAAAGTAAATATATATGTACCTGTATCATATGCCACAGCCATATACATGTTAATAGACTGATCCAACATTTGCCCACCTTGAGATGGGAAAGGTGTAGTATAAGTACTTTCAACAAAATATAACTTTTGCCCAGCAGGAATAGCTGCATATATAGCAGCAAAATCTGTTCTGTTGCCAGACGATATAGTTATTGAGGTTACGTTCGCACCAACAGACTCGCCAGTCGAGAGACTAGCAGGTGATGCAGCTGCTTGGAAAAGACATCCTGCAGCATTTTGAATACCGTAAAAGAAACGGCCTGTAGTTATTGCTCCTAATGGCCCAGCTAAAGTTTCGCTAAGACCAGGCAGAGCTTCCGCTACACCGGATGATAAAGCGGGTAGTTGAAACCAATTATTATCAACTTTAAGTGAAGTTAAATATCCTTGATTTGTTAAACTCCCTACGGGCGCATTACCAGATACTTGTTGTTCTGAAAGAGCTACGCCACTTGAATTTTGTAATTCTACTCCTGAATTAGATAATACCCCCCTTGTACCATCTGTTGCAATGGCAGTAAAAGTATTTTGACCCATAATAGTACGACCATCAGTGGAAGTATTATTAGTGTCTTTTACTATATCCTGAGTAAATCTAGTATCATTTGTAATTAAATTTTTACCTGTACCTGTACCTGAAATTGTTAGATCTGCTCCATCTGTACTCATTAGAACATTATTGGTATCTCCACCAAATTTTATTCTACTTTCTGATGTAGGTAATTTTACATCTCCATATACAGTTAAATTTCTTGGATCTGTTGTTGGAGAAGATGTACCAATAGTTACATCACCATCAGGTACACTTATATTTCTAGTTACTGTTAAAGATCCAACCGCTTGAGTTTCTATTTGAGTAGATCCAGTTAAAAAAGTAAATTCTGTAAAAGCTACTTGCCCGCCTGTATAAGTTTCCCCAGCACCTAGTGTTACGTTAAAACACCAATCGGTATATATATTACCTCCTGATGTAACATATTGTGTTGCATTAGCATCAGGACTTGAATTAGAAAAGTCCGGGGCATTAAAACTTGTTACAGTCCCTGTATGAGCAACCCCACCTATAGTACCAGACCATGTAGCAGAATTTGTAGCAAAATCAGCTAAATCATAATCAACCGCAAATTGCCCATTATTATAATCTCTTATTATTAAAAATACTTGACCTGACCCTAAAGTATTAAGGTATACATCACACCCTGTGTTTACAGTAGCACTTTTTAATACAACGTTATTTAATGTAGATCCCGCAAGGGTTCTTACTAAAGCTCTTTCATATCCAGTCCCTTCTCTATTTACAGAAAGAAAAAACCCAAGAGGTATTGAATCCGTAATATTTGCAGGTGATCCTGTTTGTATATAAGCTTTAAGGCTGTCTATTGTATAATTGCGTGTAGCTAATGCTGAGGTGGATGCTGAGTCAGTACCTAATAATTTATCTGCTCCTTCTATAGTAGAGTCTATTGTATATGTACTGATTTTTGCCATTTCTTAATATTTTGATTTTTTACCACCTAAAGACTGTTGCACCTTGCAAGTAATAGGTAGAGATTGATTAGGATTTTTTACCTTAGCCGGTTTAATAGTTACTCCAGGAATAACATCTTGAAGATTTGTTAATTTTAGTCCGTTTTTTCCCATTTTTTTATTTTTTATATTATTCTACTATTAATGCTTCTACTACTGCATTTACTGTTCCAGCGTCTACACCTGCTTTTACTTCTTGCGACATAAGACCGTTATTCCATAAAATAATGTCATATCCATCTAGATTAGCTGTAGCTCGACAATTATCTGGGAATACTTTAGTATCATAAGATAAATTAGCAGCGTTTGAATCATAATAATCAAATGTTATTGTGGTAACTTTATTACTTCCTGTATAAGGATTAGTAAAAGTTAATACTCTATTTCCCGTGCCTCCAATTGTAAATTCTACACCTTCAGCCCAATTTTCTCCATCAGCTACCATTGTAACTGTTCCAGGTAATAATGTGGTATTAGCAGGAGGTAAACCCGCAGCGCCAGTATTTGGTATAGTAAAACTATTTTGACTTCCATTGGGCACAGTCAGTGAAAATGTTTGAGACGTATATTTAAACGCCCCTACACACATGTTTTTTCTCAGTACTGTTCCTATAATTTTATCTGCAACTAATAATCCATTTATAGTATTAATTGTCTGTCCATTAAGCGGGTCAACTGTAGTTGTTATAGTTCTTATTGCCATTTTTTAATTTTTTTGTTTGTTAAACTCTTTTATAGCTTGGCTATATACTTTATCTATATAAGTTTTTCGTTTCATAATAGAATTTCTTTTAGCAGAAGATGGTAAATCTTCTTCATCTATTAAAATCCTATATATCTTATTAATAAGTAATTTTCCTTTTTGACTTACTTTATATTTATTATGATCACCTCTTCTTCCTCTACCGAAATGAGTTTTATTAATCCACCCATCTTTTTGTAATCTATAAAATCTTTCTTTATCCCATGAATAAAACAGTGTACCTGTTTTAAAATCCTCTATAGTAAAATACTTGATAGGGTCTAAATAAAATAAAAGTTCTAAATCAGCTACACTAAGATTATTGTTTTTTGTAGCCCATCTAGAGACTAAACGATAATATTTAAGAAAATCAACCTTAACTTCTCCTCTTTGTGCAAAATCTGATCTTTCCATTACATAATTGCTACAACATCCCGTAAGCTTATTACTTTAAAAACATCATTACCAAACTCAGCAGGAAATCCAGCTACTCTATCGAAAAGCACTTCTTGCCCCTTTTTTAATAATTCAGGGCCGGAGGATATAACTTTACCTCTTCTATATCGTATATCTTCTCTATGTGATTCACCTAATTCAAGTCCTCCATCTGTTTTTGTAGAGGCTTCTAATATCTCATCTATAACTATATAATTCCCTATTGCTTTCATTCTTCTCTAACATTTGAAATTACACAATCGGTTGATAATATAGTAGTGGCTACTGATATTGCATTTATTAAAGCACTCTTAGTTACAAGTAAAGGATCTATAATACCTGCTTTAGACATATTTTTTTTCTGTCCCGAAGTTACATCTACTCCTTCTCCCCATTTTTTTAAAGAGAACTCTTTTGGGTTAATACCCGCGTTATTCAATATTTTGGTAAATGGCGCTACTAAAGCATTTTTTAGTATTGTTAATCCAGCAAGCTCCCCTGCATTAAGATTAAACTCCCAGTCTGAGGAAGCTACATATGCTAATGCTGAGCCTCCACCTGGAAGAATACCCTCCTTCTTCGCAGCTTTAACAGCATGGATTGCATCATCTACTCTGTCTTGTTTTTCCTTAAGCTCTACATCTGTGTCAGCACCTACATATATTATAGATACACCACCGCAGAGTAAAGCTAATCGATCATTTAAATGCTTAGTAATAACAAAATGATCTTCTTTTTCAAGTGCAGATTTTAAATATTCAATGCGTTCCTGTGTTTGTGGTAACTTCTCTTTTATCACAAGTACAGTACCGTCTTTATCTGAGATAGCCTTATCGACTTCTCCTAACAGGTCAGGGGTGATCGAATCAATCGAGTCACCAAGGCTTTCATCAAAAACTTTTGCCCCGACAAGCAATGCTAGATCATCAAGTATATCCTTTCGCTTAAGTCCAAAGCTGGGCGGATCTATAACATTGACCTTAATATTGCCTTTAACCATATTCATAGCAAGTGCCGCTAACGGCTGTGCTTCTAATGGAGCAATAATTAATATGCTACGATTAGACTTAATAGCATACTCTAAGATGTCTTGTATCTTTCTTACATTAGGTATATCGCTCGCACTTATAAATATAAGTGGTTTATCTAACTCAGAAATCTCCTTTTCCTTATTTGTATAAAAATGTGGGGATTTATATGTGGAATTTAATTTAGTACCCTCTACGGTATCAATATACGTTTCACTACTTGGAGAAGTTTCCATAGCTACTATCCCATTATCACCTGCCGCACGGAATGCATCAGCAATAAGCTTACCTAGAGCTTTATCATTATTAGCTGATATTGTAGAAACGTCATCTAATTTACTATCATCAACTTTAATTGACTTTTCTTCTAACAATGCAATTATGTGCTCTTTATACTTATTTATTCCTGCTTTAACATCTCTGAACGAGTAGGTATCCCCGTTGCTTTCATTAAACCAGTCGATTATGGCCTGAGCTAGAACTATTGAGGTGGTGGTTCCATCCCCTGCCATATTCGCTGTTTGTTGAGCCGCTTGTTTTATCATAGTGGCCCCTAAATTTTCTACTGGATTTTTTAACATTATAGAATTAGCAACCGTTACTCCGTCTTTTGTAACGTGTGGATTACCAAAATCATCTTCTATAACAACAGTTCTTCCGCTTGCTCCCAGTGTAGAGCTAACAGCTTTAGCAATCTTATTGATTCCTTCTGTAAGTTTAGCCTTCGCATTCTCGTCAAAGTGTAAAGCTTTAACAAGTTTAGGCCCACCAAATTGTGCCATATAATTAAATTAAATTAGATTAGATTAAATGTAGAATTATGCTCTGTTTTTAGTATCAGGATATCCTACTTGAGAGCTTGATTTATTACCTGAATAAGCTGGATGTCCTAAAGACTTTTCCATACCTTTACTCTCATCTCTACGAGACTTATAGCTTTGTTTTTTAGTAGATTCTTTGCCATCTCTCATTCCAAGAGATTCATCTAATCTATCATTATAACCTTGCTTTTTGCCTTTTTTCTTTGATGATTTTTTCTTTTTACTAGTGCCGGAGTTCATATTAGAAACTCCTGATGCTCCGTTTATCATAATGTTTATTTTTTGAATTTATTAAAAAACTTCTTAATTATTGAGACTTTTTCATCTATCTTGTCTTCAACTTTATCTGGGATACCGTCAGCATCCTTATCTTTAAACTTACCAAATTTGGTTGCTATTACTACCCCTACTACTGTAAAGAGTATAATAGTAAATAATATTGCGATTATTTGCATGATTATGGTAAATTCATTGTGTCATCATACCCTACTGTAGCCGTATCCACAGCTATATGTCCGTCAACATCTGCAGCACCGTAAGCTACCCCATCAACTTCTCCACTAACAACATCTACAAAGTTATTTGGGCTACCACCATCCATTTCTATTTTTGATGGTTCACCTTTGCTTGTAGTTTGATTTGTATCTGTTACCACTACTTTTGGATTCACTACATTTACCTCCTCATTTTCTTCTTTATCTACAGTTGAATCTGTCTTTGGAGTATTAGCCTCTGTTCTAGATTGTCTATTAGCATCAAACTCTGCTGCATTAAAACTGTCTAATTCTGGAGCATCATACATACCTTTATCAAAAGATCCTGCAGAACCTACCATACTTATATTATTTAATGGTGAGCTATGATTCCAATGTTTAGATAGAAAGTGCCCATCAGCTTTTATATCCCCTGCAAGTTTAGAAATATGCTTTTCATCAGCAGTTTGATTGATATCTTTATATCTACCTCCTGCTCTTTGGTCATCTCTAACATCTCTTTTAAGATAATCCATATGTGCTTTGTCATCCCTTATTGCGGATCTAACGTTACTTTTTGTAATTTTTGTTCCCATTTTTTATTTATTATTATTAACAATATTGTTTGTCAGAGAGATATTCCCTTCATAGCAGTTTTTTTATTGAATACATAGAGTATCTCGTAACCGCTCCAGGTTTTTCAATCTAATCTGACTTATTTTCCTTCACATTTACAATTTTCTTCTCCGCAAACACATTTCTTTTCTCTTTTACTATATATAGTATCAAACGCATTTGCACCTAAAAGAGTTAGTTGATCAATTATATTTGTTTGAATCGTAATAAGCATACGCTCTAATTCATCTTTTTGTGCAACGAGATGTTCTACTTTAGAGTTAAGCCCCTCGTTTTGCTTTTTTAATTCGTTTACTTCATCTGGGTTTCTACCTATAACTGTCATTATCACTACTGATAAAGATCCAACTATCATACCTATAATAGACACAACAACGTCTTTATTCATATTAGGTATCTGATGAAAAGATAGAAATACAAGGATTCCTATAACAAAAACGAATATGCCAATCGCACCTATGTAGTGCCTTAATTCCTTTGCTACCCCGTTTGTTATTTTCATTATTATTTTTTTATTTAATTAAAACCCCCTCCAGCTTTTGGAAGGGGCATAATTTAATAGGATATTATTTAAAGGTTTTAACCACCTTAGGGCCTTCTAATACTTTAAGCTTTTTCTTATAGTGATCTATTGAAGAGTCTATTGCTCTCTCAGCACCCTCTATGGTTTCTCTTCGGGTAACATCTTTCCAAAGATCTTCTTTTTCTATATCTTTGCATTCTGTTTGGAAATAACCATTTGGTAATTCAGTTATTCTCCAGTTACCCTTTTTAACGATGTGTTCCCACATCTTCTTTGTTTCTTCTGGTATTTGCGGCTCGGCTTCTTGGCCTCCTGCGGTATTCCAGGTTCTGTGATTATAATATATGTATGTCATAATATTAGGTTTAATCGGTTAATATAATGGGCCTTTTTTGTATCCCAGGCCCTGGAGGATTTTTTTGGTTTATGAGTATCTTCTACTATTTTTCTTATTGTCTACTGTTATTCCGCCTCCTGGACGTACTACAGTGTCAACTTTTACTTTTTCTACTTTAACTTCTTTTTTAGATTCTTTTTCTTTTTTAGCCATGATTATGCAGTTTTAGAATTATTATCTGGTGATTGTACACCAATTTCAGGTTTTAAATTAGGATACTTCTTGTATACCTTTGCTTTTATTGCTTCAGGATTTGCAGCATTATGCGCTAACTTAATAGCTGATTTCCCTCTTTTTTCTGTATTTATAGGGTAGGTACCGTGAGGTCCTGCAAAATCTCCAGCAGGCACATTCTTATACTTACCTGCGTTTGACATTCCTGGCTTACTTGTATCTACTTCTGTTCCATCAACATCTACCATTTTATAAGCCACTGTATCTATTTTATTAAAAAGACTTTGCCCGTCTGTGCCTACAGGGAAGTACTCATGTACTACATTCATAGGCTTTGGTGGTAATTTTGCCATTTTTTTTATTTTTATTCTTCTGTTAATATATATCGTTTGCCACTGCCAGTCGCCGGTGAGCCACCTCCTTGTTTTGGAATATTAGGTGTTTTTGGCGGTGTAGGTATGTTTATTGCTGCTGTAACACCTCCTGTACCTTTTACAGGATCGTTACCTTCTTCTGTTGCAGGTGTGGCAGTTGCTGCATTCATCTGACTAGACTGGTGCCCATTTAGTGGTACCGCTGGTGATATTGTTTCTGCAGGGGTCTTAGCCGCAGACTGATTTGCAGCCATTGCTTCAAAAGCTTTAGATGCTTCACCACTGGTATTTGCAAATCGTTCTGTCATGTTGTCCATCATTTGCTGTCTTGCAGTCATAGGGTCTAAGCGATCACCCTCAGGTACATTAATGCCACCTGTGGACATTGCAGCACCTTTACGGTTAACTCTACTGCTGGGTGTGCCTAATGAGTGGGTCCCTCCTGATGAAGAACCGCCACCTGGGCTACCACCTCGCATATACTTCAATGCCCCTCTAGATGCGCCACCAAAAGCACCCGCCGCACCTAAAAAGTTTAAAGGGCTCTCGGCTCCGTTCTGATTTACATCGTAGAATTCGTAGACTATGTCATTGGGTTTATTTTTTAATCTTCCCATGTTTTAATTTTCGATGATTATTAGTTCATATAGCGTCCGTTATATAAGTACCCCGGCATACTAATTTTAATGTTTTGTAAATATAGGTATTGTGTTGCACTTAATATATTGAATACCAGTTTGTTAGGAAAAGTCGATATATAAAGTACCCCCATATTGATGATAAATGGTTGAATATACTGCGATATTAGTGATAAATTGTACGATATATCGAGGATAATGCAGCCGTAAGGACTTGACACTCAGTATCATTGTCATGTTATCAGTATAATGTAACTATTTTTACTATATTGTTAGTAAATACTTACATTTATTGTCACATATTCACCAATTGTGACTAATAGGTGTGATATACTCAATGTGACATTAATGTAATATAGTATTTGGTTATGACATTATGTCTTATGTCTATGTGTCATATGACTATATGTCATGAGTATTGTATTATTAGTGATATAAGTTAAAGTTTAATAATAACTTAATAGTATATATTATATTATAGTGCAATATTTTTAAAACGTGACATTTATCTTGAATATATGACAATAATTGGTATTATGACATATTGTCTTATGTAAAGTACGTTACAAATTAACTTAATATGTGATAATATAATAAAGTAAGAATATGAGAAAACTATATACTAAACATTATAAATCTAAAATTTTAAATACTAAAAAATTAAAATTTAATAATAAAATTTATATAGGTTTTAAAATAGAAGATTTAGAAAAAGTAAAATTTAATAAAGATTTAAAAATAAAAAGTTTTAATAAAAATTTAATAGATTTTAATTTAAAAGGTTTTACATTTTTTAATAAAAATAAACTTTCTAAAAATACGTTACAAACTATTTAAAAAAGTGATAATATAATAAAGTAAATAAAATGTATAATATAAATAAATATACTATAAAAGACATTATTAAACAAGAATTATTAATGTTAGAAAATAAAAATATTAATTATTGGGGAAGTGAAACTCAAATTAAGAATGAAATAAATATATTTAAATTCACAAAATGTGAAATGGAATATAATGAAAGTATAGAAGAATATTATAGAAGAATATTTGATAAATATTAAAATAAATGGATAGAGAAGAAATATATAATGAAGTAATACAAAATTATTCTGAATTACAATATAAGTATGAAGGTGATAAATTACAAGATGAAATAAATAAAATAGTTGATAATATTATAAAAAATAAATAAATGAAAATATATTTAGATTCAATACATAAAGATTTTCATCCTGAAATTTTAACAAAATATAATGTATTACAAATAGGTTCAGTAGACATTGGAAATTGTTATGAATTAAAATTTAGAGGAACTAAAGAAGATTTAAGAAGATTTTATAATAAATTCTTTAATACTGGAGAAAGTTTTGATGATTATATAAAATAAATAAA